CCATCGCAATGTCGTGAATCGGATCGTGATGTATGAACGATTCCTCTAGGCCTGGTACCATGAACGTATTCTTAAGCCCCGATCCAAACGATAGACCGTCGATCATAGAGCGAGTGTCGCGAACGGTCCACCAGTTATAGACCTCCGGTGACTTTACGTTCTCGAGAATAGAGTCAAGAAAGATAGGATCGAACGTATTGCCGCGAGTATAAACCTTAGAGATCTGTGATGGATCAACGATGAGATCCTGAAAGAACGGGACGATATCTGTAAGTGGACGATCCGTCTCAGATTCTTTAATCAGTTCCTGGGCCTCTCGAGGTTGTTCCTTCCACCAGTCGATCGTAGACTTTTCGATTCCACGACCGTACATCTCAGCTTGCTCTCGCACAGAGAACTTAATGAATCGTGCAGAATCTAAGAGTTCCTTGTAGATATACGGCTCGTCGCTGAGATAGCGATCCTCGTTAAATCGTAGAGCAGCGAGGCACAGGACCGCGGAGGTCGGTTTTTGACCCAGTGTCTCAAAGTCATAGATGATGCAGTCCTTGTTACTCATTTTCTGTCGGTTCCTCTTTGACAACAACGTCACGCAGAATAGGAAAGTTTTCTAGACCCTTTTCAGATATACGAAGCCTGGGAATCGGATGGCGTGACAGAGAACAGACCGTACCTCTGACAACCTCTTTAAGTTGCTCAAAGGTTTCGATCTTATCAAAGTCGACAACGTACACAGTTTGTAGAGGTTTCTTTTCGTCTTTCTTCTTAAACAGTCCAAACATCGTTATGCCCACTCCGCAGTGACCATGATCTCTGTCATACATGCGACCATGTTCAGTTCGTGATCTGCTACAAAAGCATTGTAGTACTGATACTGCGCCAGAATCAATACGATCTGAGGTACTGACTCGGGCTTGAGATAGTCCGCCATCGAGTCGTAGATCTTACGAAAGATCGCCGCGGGTTCGGTATCAATGTTGTCTGCTACCCAGCGACGCATCTTACCGAAGTCCTTGTCCTTCAGATACGTCATCAGATTCTTGACGTTCTCGTCCGCAAGATTGACAAGAATACCGGGATCAATACGGCCGGAGACCGAATAACGCTGACACTCGTTGAGCACACGACGCCAGTCGGGAAAGTACTTTTCGACCAGAGTGGCCAAAGTCTTGGAGTCGTACTCGACGTTCTCGTCCTCGAGAATCTGGTTCAGTCGCTTAAAGAATCCCGCCGCGATCTTTGGTTTCTCATCGTTCGGAATCGCGAACTCGTAGACCGAACACCGAGAGTGCAGAGGCTCGATGATACGATTCTTAAAGTTGCAGGTCAGAATGAATCGACAGTTCTTTGAGAACTCCTCGATGAACGCACGAAGTGCGGGCTGTGTCGACTGTGGATTCAGATAGTCGGCCTCGTCGAGAATGACCACCTTATAACCACCCTGCAGAGATACGGTCGAAGCAAACTGTTTGATACGTCCTCGGAGAGTCTCGATGTTACCCTCCTCGGATCCGTTAATCAACAAGTAGTCAAGATTCAGTTCTGAACAGAGAGCCCGAGCGGCGGTAGTCTTGCCGACGCCCGGACCTCCGGAAAAGATCATGTTAGGAAGCTCGCCGGTTTCGACGAGCTGAGAAAAAGTGTCGCGCAGCGACTGCGGAAGAACACAGTCGGCGATACGCGGCGGACGATATTTTTCAACCCAAAGAAATTCTTCGGTCATTCACATACTCCATAATCATTAAACGTGCGATCAATTATATCAGGAAGAGATCGCGTTGTAAATATCCTCGATGTCCGAAAACTCCTCTTTGACCTCATTGATGTTCTGCTTGTGAAAGACACGAGCAACCTTACGCATGTGTTTCTTAGGAAGCTCGTACTCGTCCTGCAGATCAGAAAGAATGTTGTTAATATGATCGCGCTCGGAGTCGATACGAGTAAGAGAGTTTGAGATCTCAGTAAGACGATCACGAACCTCTTTACGATCCTCCGGAGAGGAGGGAATGGTCACAACATTAGCCATTATCAGTCGCTCCGTCTTCTGTCTGCTGTTCTTCCGCCGGTGCATTTGCTACGACAAAGGCCTGAATGCGTCCACGCAGTCCACCTACTGCTTCAAGCTCAGAACCCTGAAAGGCACCGCGCTGTGAACACAGATCGATGATCTTAAGCACTGAGGAAAGATCCTGAAGACTGAGGCCGGGCTCCGTCTGCTCATCCGTGGTCTGCTGTGCTGCTTCTTCGTTTGCCATGGTTTTATCTCCTTCTGATGATTTATCTACTGGGGTAGCCGATTTCTTTACGTCTGAGAACTTCATACTTATTCTCCGAACGTTGAGCTCTTCTCGAGTGCGATCCAATAGTTAAGATCCGCATTTCGATTCGTTAGTTGCGAGATGAGTTTGGACGAGACGTCGACACGATAGTCGCCCGGAACGATCTTAAAGTTCGCGACGTTGAACACGAATCGAAACGGTACGTCGGGCAACTCACTCGATGAGAGATTTAGGCTAAACGAGTTGGACGTCGAGTCGGCAAGATCAGTGACCGTTGCCTTGAGTTCACCTTCTCCGGACTCGCTGTTCTCAACGACTAGATCCGACACAGACAGAGTCGATGACGCTTTACGAATCGTTGCGAGTTCGGACTCAGAGAGACTGAACTTGACCTCGGGATCCGGCATCTGAATATCCTTGGTCGGAGACGTCAGAATCGAGGGATCCGAAAAGAAGTACTGTACAGCACGATTGTCTTCGCCGATACGCACGTAGTTGTCGTAGAAGTCGAGACTCGGTTCGTTGAACATAGAGATCACGCCAAGGAACTCGTTCAGATCATAGATACCGACGTCGGACGGAAACTCCTCGGTCACGTTTGCCGACGCAAGAATGTTCTTAGCCTCGGACATGGTCTTGATCGTTGATCCACCGCGAAACACGATGTTAGAGTTAATACTCGCGAAGTTCTTAAGAACTCCGATCGTTTCACTTGAAAGTTGCATACTCATAATTTCCTTTTACCAAAAGATACCTCTATTATATCAAAAGACACGGTCAATGTAAATCAATCGCGCTGCACCTGTTTAATACGAATCATCTCGCCCTCCCAGAAAAGAGCAAGATAGCCAGCCTCTTCATCATAGAATCGAATGGCTCCTTCAAAGTCTGTCAAGCGTTCCCATTCAGAAGAGATTGGATTAAGATGCCCACCGAACAAATCATCGCTATTCTCGACCCACTCGTACTCGACGTTGTTGTACCAGAGCTCGTGTCCTCGAATCTCGTACTCCGCAAGAGTCTGCATCGGAGTATCCTTGGTCTGATACGTCTTATCGTTATAACGAATGTAGTCAAACATTCCCATCGTCATTTCCCCCATGTTCAAGATCGTGAACGTACAGAGCAAGTAGACCGTAGTGTAGGACCTTCATAAGATCCTTACGATTGTAGCCGTCCTTTGCGCCGTAGCGAGATGCATACTTTAGTATGTTACCGATCGTAAATCCTTCTCCGTGATCGCAGTCCACGATGGCCTCGAACGTCTGCAGTTTGTTTCGAGCGTAGTGCTGATCGTACGTTGAATCTATATATCGCCGGAACTCGTCTATGAGCTCCGGCTCGTTGAACTTATGATTAATATCCATTGCTTTCTGGAAACTCCGAGTCGTCGATAGAAGTCGTTGAGGGACGACCGTTACGATTTGCTGGAGAATTCGCAAACGGATCGTTGGCAAAGTTAGGAGTAGAGTTTAGTGCGGTATCTAGAGCACCGTCCAAATCCTTGTACTCTCCCATGTACCGTTCACCAGTCTCAGAATCAACCATCGTTACCGGTGTCGATTCCTGTTCACCGACTGACGCATCGACCTTTTCGTACAGATCGAGAAAGGCCTCCTTGGTGTCATCATCGAATCGATTAATACAGAGCTCTACCGCTTTACGACGATCGTTAAAGATCGAGTATGTCTGCACGACATGACAAAGACGGCGAGTCGAGATCTGTTCGTCTACACCACCGTCTTCATACGTCTTACGAATGGTATCGGACCATGTGACGAGCATCTCCGCAAAGTTCTCGTCTAAGCAGTCGTACTTCTCCATGTGCTTCTTGACGATACGGCGTTCGGTACCAACACCGGGATACGGCTGCTCCATCGTGATGATGAATCGCTCGAGAAAGGCCTCGTCGATAATCGCAGCGGCGACGTAACGACCGTCATCGGATCCCTGACCCTTGGTGTTGGCCGTAGCGATCACATTGAATCCGTCGGCCGGAGACACCATCTCACCGGTCTTTTTGATCATAACGGGTTTACCCTCGAGCACACCCTGAAGACACATAATCTTATTGGATCCACGGTCGATCTCATCGATCAACAGCAGAGCACCGCGTTCCATGGCCTTAACGACCGGACCCTTCTGAAAGACGGTCTCACCGTCGATGAGTCGAAATCCACCGATCAGATCGTCCTCATCGGTCTCCGGAGTGATCTGTACACGAATGTACTCGCGGTTGGCTCGAGCACACGCTTGCTCGACCATGACGGTCTTACCGTTACCGGAGAGACCGGTGATGAACGTGGGATAGAACGAACGAGACTTAACGATCATCTCGACGTCCTTGGAGTTACCCCAGCGAATGAAGTACTCGTCCTTTGACGGCACGTACACCTCGTCGTTCATAGTCGACGAGACGGCCGCCAGCCTTGGTGCAGGAGCAGGCTGAGACTCCTGCTGCGACTGCACCGCGGGTGCACTGTTATCAGAGGCAACGAACATGCGAAGATTATACTCACCGCGGTCGACTTTCGGTGCCTTACGCAGAAGAGAATACACATGCTTATGCTCGACACCGATCTCGTCCGCGTACATCTTAAGAGCACGAGGAGTCATAACCACCGTCGCGGCCGCACCGTCCTGATTCACAATGTGATTCATCAGACGATTCTGAGGTTCGTTCATCATCATAATATAGTCATCCTTTCCATCAATCTCAAGTACCATTATAATATAGTACACTCACTGTTGTAAATAGCCATCATGAAATAATTTCTGCGAACTGTGTAGCGAGTACACGGTTGCCCTTCTTAGACTTGGCGTACTTCTTAAAGGCTCGAGTGATCTCGCCGCGCTTAGCCTTGTCCGATACCTCGAACTCATCCTCGGTCGCGTCGATGTCGGACGCACGAGTGGCCTTTAGAATAAAGTATCGATCGTACCCCAGTGTATCGTCATACGAGACGAACTTATCGCGATTTGCGATTTTACGTGCCTCTTTAAGGTCTTCGTAGTCATACGATCCGGTAGCTCTATGAACCTGACGCTTAAACTCATCGTTCGCATTGGCGACGAAGTAACCAATGATTTTGATTCCCGGCACCTCTGCACGAATTCCGTCAAGAAGAGACTTAGTGATTCCGTAGCTGTATATTGTATGGCTAATATGCGATCTCTTTGGTGTCACCACACGACGCGATTCATCAAGAACGATACGCACACCGTTACGACTCTTTGCTCCGGCCTCTCTTAAGAGATCAAACTTTACGGCCATCTGATTCGAGTCACCGTCAGTCAGCACTGTAAAGATCGGACGCTGAATCTGATGCTTCTTCTTAAAGTCGTTAAGAACCATATGCATACCACTCAGAACGTCCTGAAGAGGTGTCCCGCTCATCAGATCATAGACACCGCTGTAGCAACGATGGCCAGTCGATAGGTCAAAGAGCTCACGAAATGCTCGATCGTATGTACGACGTTTGAACGACGAACTTAAAACATGAGTCATAATAACCTGCTCATGGTTGATCGACTCCGGTGTGGTATACTGAGTGAAAGACGTGTTCGGATCATCCGCTTCGTATCGACGAGTCGTGAATGAATACACGTCAAAGGGAATGTTGACCTGTTTACAGAACATGGCTAGGTTCAGTACCTGACGAATGACAGGACCGCGAGCCTCGTGCATGGATGCAGAGTTATCGATCAGCATAACCATACCATGAGACTTAGCGTCGGCCAATGTCGTCACACGACGAAAAATGTCGTCGTTGATCTTATACTCATGAAGACGCTCGAGATCCAATGAACCGGAGCGAGACGTCGACGCGCGAGAATACTGATAGGCGGCCTTACGAAGCTCGAACTCCTTGGCCATCGTACTTACAACTCGCTTAGACTCCGTTACAAACTCACGATACTTGTCGTCGGTATTGAGTTCATTCTTTATGCTCTCGTACCACTCTTTTGTGGCATAGACCTTTTCGGGATTCTCATAGGCTTCGGTAAAGATTCTAAGAGCGTTGTCGTACGCCTCTTTACGAGCCTCGCTGACCTTCTCAAAGGGGACGATGATCTCTTTCATCTGCTGACGATAGAGACCGTGAACGACCAGTGGTACCTCGCCCTTTTCGTTGGTATCGAGAAGATCCTGCGCGTTCTCCTGAGCGTTACGAATCGTGTCGACTTGATCTAGGTCTTTCTGCCTTCCGTCTGAGTCTTCTTCTCCTGCTTTCTCTTCAGGATTTGATTCAGCTCTCGATTTAGAAGAGCGATTCGAATCCTCATCACTAGTCTCTGAATCGGAATCAGAACCTTTTGNNTCGCTGTTCGTTGAATCATTGCTCTCATTCTCCTCATTGTTCTCTTCTTCGTTCGTCGACGAACCGGATCCCGGATCGATCGGACCGTCCTCTTCGCTCTCTTTGGAGCCATTGTTCTGAAGCGATTGATTCACAGTCTCGTTCTCCTGCGACTGAGACTGCGGGTTGGACTTAACGAACTCGTACAACTCACGAGCGACGGCAACGACTTCGTCCCAGGTTCGGGCGGCGAACGCACGATCGACTAATGGTCGCTCGATATCAGAGAACTCAATATCGATCAGATCACGCAGCTTTGCCTTCAGATTGATTCGATCCATCAGGCTCAGCGCATTAACGTTACGATTTCCGATACCGAAGAAATCCGACTCGTGCAGATACGTGTAACCCCTCTTAAACGAACGCACGATACCAGGGTAGGTCTCCTGGATCATACGTTCGATGCGAATGTCCTCGACCACATTAAGATAGTCCCCAGGGACACGATCGTCGTTGGCTGCCTTCTGCATGTCGACCCAGCCCTCTGCTGGTGTATACAGAGCGTGGCCGACCTCATGACCGACGAGCATGTCGTGAAGATCTCGGTCGTCGTCCTTCCAGAGAGGAAGACCAAGGATACGATTCTGCACGTCGAAGTAGGCCGTGGTATAGTTACCGTGCTGAACGGTAATGTTCTCCTTGGCCAGGAGACGCGCGAGTAATGACTTCGACTCACTCATTATGAAAAGAACTTCTCCATTGCTGCAAGGGCTTCGTCAACGCTATTACACTTGGTTACGTTACGCTTGGCATCCTGGTGGTCGGTCAGTTCCTGACGCGTGATGCCGTGATAGTCGTAGTATGCCAGAGCATTGTTGGCGAGAGCCTTAAACGTCTCTTCGCTACCGGTATCGTTCTCCCAGTAGTACTCAGCCTCCTGGGCGTTGTGAGAGAGTTCAAGGTACGTTTCAATAATCTGTCCACGATCCATCATGATTACATGCTCCAGTAGAGTTCAGAGGCAGGCGAGCAGGACCGAGGAGTGTCCTCGTCCTCGAGGTAGGTCCGTCCGGACATCAGGTTGGTCCGCTCAACCATCGGGAACTCGGTGATACGATCGCACTCGATGTCGTCCATCAGACCACGGACGAACATGAGGTCCTCGTAGCACTCGGTACGAAGTTCGGCACTGATGTCCGAGTTGTCGCGGATCATGTTGTCCTTCTTAGCAATGACGGCCTCGAGAGCCTTGAGGTTGCGAAGAATTTCTTTCTTGTTGAATTCCATGGTAGACTCCTATGGTTCCTTTCCTTAACTGTTGAGTCTATTATATTACTACCATGGAGCCATGTAAATAGTCTATTTGATCAATTTGGGAACAAACTCTGTTCCTGACAGGAAAAGATGGGCATCACTCCTCGGGAGTCAGTGTCGAGAAGTTGTGCTCCTTACGCGCGACCATCTTGTGTTCGAACTTGCCGTCGAGCTGATCACCCTTGTGCGAGATGACGAAGGTGTTCGTATCCTCGTCCAGAGTGTTCAGAATCTTCATCAGATTGTCGACGCCGTCGGTATCAAGACTTGAGTCGAACGTCTCGTCGAGCACCAGTAGGTTGGTCGATGTCGAGTTCTTCATGCGAGCGATCTGACGCCAGGCAAAGAGCAGGCTGAGATCGATACGACTCTTCTCACCCTCCGAGAACGATGCGTAGTTAAACGCGTCGCGATAGCGAGACCGAATGGACTCGTTGAAGCTCTCGTCCAGATGGAAGGACACAAAGAAGTCCAGGACCTGCAGATACTTGTTGATCAGATTGTTCATGACCGGCAGATACTCGCGAATGACCTTGGTCTTGATACCCGAGTCCTTGAGCATCTCTGCTGCCGCCTGCTTGTACGTCTGTGAGCTCATCAGCTCGAGCTTCTTCTCGGTTAGACTCTCCTTTTCGTCCTTGAGTCGACGCAGCTCATCGTTGGCCGCGGCGAGATCACCACCTTTACCGTTCAGCTCATCGATGGCAGACTGCGTATCTCGAATCGATTTCTGAAGCCTCTCGATGGTCGAATTGTTATTATGTAGCTCCGACGTCGCTTCAGACACTTCGTTTGAAACTGAGCGGAGCTCCTGAAGATTTGATTCCAGAGTAGACGACTCTTCAGTGGCATGGTCCAGGGCCTCCTTGAGTTCGCGAGCCCTCTCCTTTGTTTCAGATAACTTACTTTCTCGTACGTCCTCACGAATAGATTGTGTACATGTCGGACACGTATCGTTTTCCTCGTAGAACCGCGCGTCCTTGACCACCGATGATATCTGCTGTTCGAACTGAGCCTTGTATCCGAGGACCTTCTCTCGTTTGCCGGAGAGCTCTGTGATTCGCTCATCGACTCCGTCGCCTCTTTCTTTGATCCACTGCGAGAGATCCGAGTTTCGAGCCTGAAGAGTCTCAATCTCTGACTGATACTGAGCGATCTCATCGCGCTTTTGTCGAATCTGCTCATCGTTCATCTCCGTAATGTCTCGAATATACTTTTGCTGCAGATCGATCTTTTCCTTCGTCAGACTTACGGTATAGTCGATCTCTTTGATCTCATCCTTGAGTACGGAGAGCTGCTCCTTGAGAATCGTACCCATCTTAGAGAAGATCTGAATATCAAGCAGGTCCTCGATGACCTCGCGTCTCGTATGCGCCGGCAGCTGCATGAACGGAATAAAACTCGAGGAGCCAAGGACCACGATCTGATGAAACGACTTATGATTCAGCTTCAGAATCGACTGCTCGAGATACTTCTGATAGTCACGGGCGTTGGCGGACTGGTTGATTAACTTGTCGTTCTGCCAAATCTCAAACTTATTTGGCCGAATACCACGATAGACGCGAAACGAGTGTCGACCAACGTCGAACTCGACCTCGATCTCCGCCGCCTTCTCGTTGATCGAATTAATGAGCTGATCCTTCTTGATGTTACGATGCGCCTTACCGAACAGACCAAAGGACAGGGCATCGAGCATGGTCGACTTACCGGATCCATTCTCGCCAACGATCAGTGTTGATCGATACTGATCCAGTGACACCTCGGTCCAGTTATTACCGGTCGAAAGAAAGTTCTTCCAACGCACGTTCTTAAAACGAATGCTCATACGATTTCCTGATTACATGCTTCCACATAGACCGACCGCATAAGTTCCTTAAGTCGATCCTTCTCAAGATCCGTCTCAGAGTTATCGACGTACGAGTCGAGTAGCTGAGTCGTATCCTCAACGGAGATCTCATCGTCGACCTCGACGTTATCACCGACGAACTCCTCGAAGTTCTCTGCGATCTTTAAGTCGTGATGGTCGATCTGTTGTATTCTATCAATAAATCGATCAAATGTAAACGGATCGGACTTGTTCACAACGACGACTTTGACAAACTTACCGTCCAGACTAGAGACGTCGTAGTCCTCGAAGTAGTTCATTTTCTGATCGTCGTAGTAGATCTTTTCGAACATTGTGATCGGACAACGTACCGCCTCGATCTCTCGTGTCTCCGTGTCGATGACGTGAAAGTACTTAGGATCGTTGGCGTCCGCCCATGTGAACTCCATCTGCGATCCAAGATATCGAATGTTACCCTGTTGCGACTTTGTATGAAAGTGACCGGAAAGAACGGTCTCGAACTTACTGAGTTTGTCGGCGGACATACCATCAGTTGATTTCATACCGGGCATCATATCAAATCCCGCGAGTTCAAGATGACCGATGAGCCATGGTGCGTCGCATCGATCGATAAATCGCATCGACTCCGACTGATTCTCGGCGTTGATCCAGGGCAGCATACCAATACGTAGACCATCGTAGTCCATTACACGCGGTTCCATGATCACGTTAACGTTGGACGTAAAGTAGCCCAGCAGTTCTTTCAGCGAGTTAAGATCGTTAGTCGATTTGTAGTACACGTCGTGATTTCCAGGAATGATGTCCATCGTCATTCCCAGCTCGCTAAGGCGCTCGAGAAACATCTTGCGAGACGCGTGCTGCACCTTAAAGTTAATGTACTTACGATTGTCGTACAGATCACCGGCATGAAGAATGTGCTTGATGCCGTGCTTTCTTCACATAGGGAAAGAACGTTTCCTCAAAGAATCGACGGTGGTACTCGATAAAGATATCCGAAGAATTACGAACACCAAAGTGAGTATCATTAAGCAGTACGATCTTACTCATTCGACGTGTCCAGCTCCATAAACATTTCGATTCCTTTGGGCGGTTTCTGTTTCTTTTCCTCCTTATCCTTTTTACCGTACTCCTTCAGCAGTTCGTCTCGATTGTGTACCTGCTCGATACGATCGCGAAGCTCGTCGACGAATGC